CAATACAAATCTATTGAAGAATTAGAAAAAGCAGAAGTAGAACAAACTGGTGCTACATTTAACGATGCTATCAATCAAGAAATGGACAATGCGAAAGCAGAGTTTATGAAAGATAACAATGCAGACAAAACCAACGAGCAAATAGCAGAAGAAATCTTGCTTAGTACACAAGGTCAAATGAGATTAACCGAAGAAGAGAGTAAGATTATTCAAAAGTCTACTAATCGTGAACTAGCGAAGAACTGGGAATTGTTAGAACGTATTCGTAAACTAGACCCTAACGCAGAAACTATTGATACAGAGTTAAGTGAAATCGAAAAAGAGGTTAAACCTACTAAGTACGATGAGTTAAAATCTGATAAGAAAAAAGTAGATGCTGCTTTGAGTGATACTACTAAGCAATTAGAAAAAGCAGAAGAACGTATCAAACGCTTACAGTATATGCTGAATAATCGCATCAATAATGTTCGTTCTATTCGAGGCGCTGGACTTGGTACAATTTCTGACTACATGAACCGAGCAAGAAAAGAATTAGGTGAGTTGCCTATATCTAATGCGATACAGTTTAAAACGTATCAGAATAAAGCGGTAACTGCTGGCAAGAAAGCAGATAGAGCATTGGCAATCGGTGATGTTGATAAAGCACTTAGCTTTAAGCGTGAACAAATGCTACAACAAGCAAGAGCAAGAGTAGCGTTTGAAAACTTTGAAAAATCCAAGAAGTTGCGATTGAAATTGAAACAACAATTACAACGCATGACTAGACCTAAGAACCCTATTGCTATTGAACCTAATATGCGTTATTTCTATTCCCATATGGCATACCAAATGGGTTTAACTAAGTATGACGGCTTACCACCTACTGATGGTTTCGATATGAACACAGTACTATCCGCACTTGATGTAGATGCACTCATTCTTAACCAACAATCTATGGTTCAATTACAACCTTGGATAGCAGAACTGTTCTACTCAAAAACTCCGAAATCATTCAAATCAATCACTATGAACGAGTTGGAAACCTTGGAAGAACTCATGACTGGTATGTACAAAAACGGCAGAAATGAGTATGAGGGTACAACCATTTTGAATGATGAGGGTAAAAGCGTATCGTTTGAAAATGCAGTACAGGAAATCATCGGTGAGGCTACAGAAACATTTGGTAAAGAAAGTGGCGATGTATTCAACAAACTCAACAATCAAACTAAGATGGATGCAGTAAGCGGTAAGCTATATGGTTTTCATCTAGCATTACTTAAAGTTGAAACATTCTTACGGAGAATGGGTGGCGGTAAAAACGGATTTGCGGTTAAATACATCTATGACCCAATCAGTAGAGCAACGCAAGCGTTCAATGAACGTAAGGAAACATCAATGCGTAGATTGGCCAAGGATGTAGGAATATATTCCAAGCGTGAACTGTTTGATATGCGAAATGACCATTTGTATACAGTTGGTGAGTTATACGGCTTAACAAAAGAGCAACTTATCATGATTGCTCTTAACTGGGGTACTGAAAGCAACCGACAACGTGTAATGGAAACAACAAAAGCAAATGAGGTTGAAATTGAACGTGCGTTCCAAGAACACATGACAGATAAGGACTGGGAGTTTGTAATTCGTACATGGGATCATATCAATTCATTCTTTGATGAGAGAAGTCGAGTACAAGAAGAATTGTATGGTAACCCATTAAAGAAAGTAAAAGGTTTGACATTCTCTATTGGTGGTAGAAATATTGAGGGGCAGTATTTCCCTATCGTGTATAACCCTAAAGTAAACGCATCTGTTAGCGACAATCAAGTTGAAGATATTGCAAAAACTATGGTAAGTAGTAATGCAGTATGGGGAACTGGTATGAGTGCTACTAAATCACGTTTAGAGGTGGTTAAAGATAAATCATTGTTGCTAGATTTTGATGTAATTCCTAATGCAATCACAGAGGCTATCAATCACGTTACTATGCGAAAAGCAGTAACCGATGTTAATAAGCTAATCAGTAACAGAGAATTGCAAAACTACATTGTTGATAAATTTGGTGCAGATACTTACCAATTCTTACGAACTTGGGTTCGTGATAACTGGCAAGATGAGGCAGCTAAAACAAACGATATAGACCGCTTAATTCTTACATTGAAGAAAAATACAACAACAGCTGTTATGGTTGGGCGTGTATCAGTTGCCTTGCAGAATGCGTTGAATATTCCAGTAGCGTTTTATCGAATAGGTATAGGCAATACTATTAGAGCGGTTAATCATGCTGGGTTAGGGTTCTATGGACATGGGACTACAACTTATAACAACACTAGAGATTTTGTATTGGAACAATCAATCTTCATGCGTGAGCGTGTACAAACTTTAGATAAGGACTTGAAACAAGGTTTATCGATTGCTGGTAAAGGCTTACGTTTAGGTGATACAAATGTAGGTGGTTATAAGGTAGAACAACTTGCAAATGTTCGAGATGATATAAACCAAATGGGGTTCAGATTACTTACAGAAACAGACTTTGCGTTATCCATTCCTGTATGGAAGTTTGCATATGATCAAAAACAAGCTGAACTCTTTGGTAAAGAGGGTGTAAGTGCTGAATGGGTAGAGCAACAATCGATTGAGGCTGGTGATAGAGCGGTGCGTGATATATTTGGTAGCGGTGATACAAAAGATGCTGCTGCTATTCAGCGTTCACGTTCTACATTCACTCAATTATTCGTTCCGTTCTACTCTTACGCTAACACTTTGTACAACATCATTACAGAGGGCAACTATGCACGTAAGGATAATGGCGATTATGCAAGGTTCGTTAAAATGCTATGGTGGACATTGATTTCACAAGCAGTAGGTATGATGGCTTACAAAGCCTTAACGAATGGCGATGATGACAAACCAGAAGATTTGGCTAAGTCATTTATCGAGGAATTAGTTTCACAAGGTACTATGGGTGTACCAATCATCCGTGATATGTCAAATATGGCTATGAAATACATTCTAGGTGAAAAGGTATTCAATAAAGGTAATAGTGTTATGGCTTTGAGCATTGTAGAGAAATTCTACGATGTTGGAAATGCTATTATCAATGATAAAAAAGATGGCGTAGATTTAGGTAGAAGTCTTAGTCAGTTGGCGAACAGGGCAACTGGTTTTAGTGATACTGTTACTGACGGCTTATGGACATTAGCTAAATATGCGTTCACAGATACTGATGCAGCTATAGAAGATGTAATCATGGCTATCATATTTGACCGTAGACTTAAAACTAAAAAAGATAAAAAGAAACATTGATAAATAAGGACTATCCATAATGGGTAGTCCTATTTATATACAACTGAAAGGGGATGTTAAATTGACACCAGAAGTACTTAGACCATCTGTAACGTATCAATGCGATGGGGTAAATAAGCGTTTTATTTTCCCTTACGATTTCGTGCAAATCGAGGATATTCGCTTAACTGTGGTTGACCTAGATGGCACAGAGGAAGTGCAAACACACAATATCGCATATGATGAAATGGATAAGGCTATTATTTATCCTAACGATGGCGATGCATTGGCTAGTGGTAAGAAAGTTATCCTTGAACGTGTTACTCCAATTTCACAAGATACAGATTTACCTGATGAGTACCCATTCGAGAATATCGAACACTCCACAGATAAAATCATTATGATCTTGCAAGAAATGAAAGCGGAACTTAACCGCAGTTTAAAGGTAAGACCACATAGCGATGAGAACCCTGACGATTTAGTGAAATTGATTGTTGAGCGTTCCGTGAAAGCTGCAGAAGATGCAATAAAAGCGGTAGCAACGATTGAGGCTAAAACCGATAAGGTGGCTACTGATTTAGACACAATCAGTCAGTTAAACGCAGAAATCAAAGCATTGGCAGAACGTGCGGAAACTGCCGCTGAGAAAGCTGAACAAGTATCATACCCTAACGCTAAAGGGTTAGTAACGAAAGCTGATGCGGATGCAAAATATCAGACTAAAGATAGTTTAACAGGTATCGTATCTGTTAAAGACTTTGGTGCGGTAGGTGATGGCGTAGCGGACGATACCGCAGCATTTAAGAAAGCTAATAATAATTTAGAAAACAAAATATTATTTGTGCCTAGTGGCATTTATAAGTTAAACGAACACATCACATTTAACACAGTAGGTTCTGTAATGGATATGGGTACATATTCCAATATCAAGCCGTTCTATCCTACTGAAACACCAATGCTAAAAGGTGCTAATAATATTGCGTTTGTAAAAAATATCCAATATAGCGAAGAGGTCAACCAATGCCAAGGGTTCACCTACAACGATAAAAAGAATGTATTTGTACTAGCTTGTATCAATAGCGATGGTACAACACAAATTCTGTATGAATTGAATGCTGACACATTGGAAATAGTAGGCACGTACAAATTTAATGACCCAGATAAAATGGGGCATTGCAACACTATGTGCTACAACAAAAACACAAATAAAATTTATTTGGCTAATGGATTAAAAAATGGTAATAACCTAACAGTACTTAATGCGGACACAATGCAATATGAACGCACTATCACATTAAATGAACGTGTATTTAATATTGCCTATGACCATATCACACGCACTTATGCAAGCATCGTACCAATTAGTGGTAATAAACGTGTTCGACAAATCAATTTGTATAATGATGATTTCGTAAAAATGAAATCATATCAAGTTGATTACCAATACGATGATTTCAATAACAATGGTGCTTTCATGTTGAATGGCTGCATTATGAGTGCTACATTGGGTAGCCTTGTAGAATGTACACCATTTGGTACAGTTAAACAAATCATCGAGATTAACCCTAAGACTGAAATTGAAGATATAGCATATTACAACGGCAAATTCTATTTTGCGGTTTTAACCATGCAGCCTAACAAGAAACACAAAGTAGATATTTATGTTGGTGATCCAAGCCGTGAATATGAAAACTCCATAAACACGCAAAAATTAACTAGCCTTGATTACCTAAAATTAACTGGTGGTAACGTAACCGGCGCAATTAAAATGGCTAACAATACCTTGATTGAGGGTTTTAAGACGGATGGTCATGGCGTTGGTATGGTTAAAGTATCCACTAACGATGGCATAGAATTTGGCGATGCATCTGTTAATGTGTTCATTAAAGGTAAAGAATTTAAGTACTATGACGGCACAGATAGTTTTACTGTACTAACAACAAAACACTATGGAACTGCAATTTACAATAAGAAACAAATCGATGATGCATTTGTTAAGAAAGGTGATGTAGGTGCGGTATCTAATGGTGCTAATAAACAAATGACTATCACGCATCCATTATTCGCAGATGGTGCTACAGAATGCGGTGATTGTACGTTTATTAGCGTAGATGGTAAATGGTTTATTATCGATAGTTTACAGAAAACAGATGCTAACTTAAATTCCATTCTTAAATGCATGACAGATAACGGCATTGAAAAGTTTGAGTTTGGCTTTGTATCACATTATCATAGCGACCATATTGGGAATTTTGCAGAACTTATCAAGCGTGGCAAGATAGCTAAAATGTATCTTCCTAACCCTGATAAGACAGAGGTAATCGGTAGATATGGTATGACCGCACAAGTACTAAATACGATTGCTAATGGTATTAAGGCGGAATGTACTGCTAAGAGCGTTCCGATAGAAACTATCGAGCCTAAGACAATCGATTTTAATGGTGCATCAATTACTTTCTATAACTGCAGCGATGATGATTACAACTATTATCGCTCCATTAACAACGATGATTACAATAACGTGTCCGCTTGTTTAGAAATTAATTATCTAAATCGTACCGCAATATTCGAGGGTGATAGTAATTATAACGCTATGGAACGGAATGCAATGCGTAACCCAGCTAATGTTGATTACTTGAAATCTAATCATCATGCAATTTCGCAAGTACCTATTTCTTACCGCAAGTTAAACCCTAGAGATATAATGATTACTGCTACACAAAGTTTTGCAAGAGAGAATTTGTATATACAAAACTATCAATCCACATTCTTACAAATGGGTTGTAATTTGTACTTGTTAGGCGATCAGATTGTTTCACCTAAAATTACTTACTATGGTAACGGACACATCGAATACAACCGAGAATTGCTAAGAGATGGTACGGCAGGTCAAGCAACATCATTAGAAATCTATGTAGATAGAAATTACACGGGTTCACTAAAAACTGGTGATGCACATTCTCCATTTACACATT